TATTACCAACTCTGTCATAGGTATCTATCCAAAGTAACTCTTCATCAATTTCGACAATACCCTTACCTACGTTATCGGTTGAGCCAAGGCTAAGAGTTGTTGGTGATGCACTAGATGAGGCAACAGCAGTAACAGCACTTCTAAGATAAGTAGAGCGGTCTTGAGTTAATGTGTATCCAGAGAGATTCATAGATACTTCAGTAACCATTTCGCCAAATTTAGTTGTCATTATACGTCTATGCTCCTTAACGCAGCAACTGCTGATTTGCCAGATGTGCTGGCAAGTTCATTACATATAGCATTTAAACCTTTGTATGCGGTAGGTTGGCGGTTAGCATCTGCCTTCTTATTAAGGGCAGCATTAACTCCTAAGCCAGATGTACTAGCATATGTGTTAGCAGCACCTTGGTCTGCCTTACCAGTTGTACCAGCAAGACGATTAAGTTCTGCAGTTAAACTACTACCCGCTGTTCCTGCCATTTGTTACTCCTTCTTCTTTAACCATACTTGAGAGTTTGATATTAAAATTTCTGAATCATCTTTAACTATTGCAACAAAAGTATCTATAGACCATTTAGGTTGATAAGCAATCCCTCTAGGGTCTTCCCATAGATAGTCATCAAATGCAATAATCCCACCTGGCTTAAGTAATCTCCAAGCAAGAAGCGCATCTCTTAGCACACCTTCTGCGGTGTGGTCTCCATCTATGTAGATAAAGTCAAAGGTAGGTTCTGCTAATGATTTTAGATACCCTGTACTTGGCATCTTGTATTTAATTACATTAGGTCTAAAAGCAATCCGCGAGTCATAGACTCGTTCAACATCTTCCCAGTCCATATCCTTATGCTCTTGTTCATCTGAGCCAGTCCAGATGTCTACATCTTCTAGGACAGAATTACTTTGAGTTAGTATGTTATCTACTAGCCATACAGTAGCATCGCCAGTAAAGGCACCTATCTGTAGGAATCTTAAATTAAATTTACCAGCAAGCGGTAGTAATTGTGACTCAAAGTTTTGCTTTGCAGTCATCTCAAACCAATTAGGATACTTATTTAACATAGCCATTACCTTTGTTGAAAGCATCATAGTAGTTCTCGTCCATATTAAAACGTTTCATATGTCCCACAGTTGCACCTGTATCACACCATAGTGGAATCTCTGCCTTGTTAACTACTGCAAAGAAGTAGATGTCCTCACCAGTGAACTGCTTGTTAGCACCTACCTCTGTAAAGAATGGAACATTAGGTAGTGCTTTCTTAATTCTAGTTATTACACTGCGGTGCATTAGGCAAAAGCCCATTCCTGCCGCACTTACTTTCATAAAGGTATTCTTAGGTAGCGGGTCTAACCGTCTAATCCCTATACCGTCTTCTACCTCGGCAAACTCATACACAGTTGCCATAGGTGTCATCAATGGTTCTTCTGGTTGGTTACTTGTAAAGTACACACCAGTTAATAGCGGTACATTTACAGCATCTCTGCGTTTCCAAAGTTTAAGGAACTTCTCTGGAGTAATCATTATATCTGAATCTAACCAGAGCAACCAGTCAGACTTGTTGTTGTCATACCAACGATTGACTAGCATCTCTCGCTGTTGTGCTATCTGATTACCGTGTGCTCTAAGTGAGCCACAGAATTCAACACCAGAGTTTATAAGCGTATCTACTACGCCTTCCATAAACTTGCCATCAACCATACCATTGTCGCACCAAGCGACTGCTAAGGTTTCTTTCTTCTGTTTACCCATTTGTCCCCCCAGACACTATCTGTACTTTGCTGCTTTCTTTGCTATTGATTTAGGTTGTTTAACAAACTGTTTACCTTTAGCATTACCTTTAGCCTTGGCTTTATTAGTTGCAGCCTTTTCGGCTGGACTTAACGATGCCCACGCAGCCTCTGGTAAATATCTCTTCTTGCCCTTAGATGGCTTACCATCAGAAGTCTTCCACTTCTGTGCAGTCCAGTCTTTAAGTGATGCCTGAGATTTAGCAAGAGCCATTACTTGTAACCTCCGCCTGCCTTTTTATATTGCACAGCAAGTAGTTGTGCTTTACGGGCAGACCATTCTCCAGGGTCTCCGCCCTTAGTACCAGCCTTAATCTTCTTAAACAATGATGCTCTCATACCAGGCTTTGTATAGTTACCTGCAGCGTTAACTGTAGATTTCTTTTTCATTTCTTAGCCTTGTTTCTCTTAGATATTGCTGCGGCTTTAGACTTAGCATCAGCCTTTGAACTAGCACCCCACGCTTGTAGGGATAGAAGTAATCTTGTTGGTGAGCCGTCAGGCTTGCGCTCAGGTCCTGGCATTCCACCCATACGGGCTAGGAAGGATGCCCTTCTAGGGTTATCTCCAGCCTTTACAGGCGCTCTAAGAGTGCCACCCTTGTAAGATGCCCTGCCTTTGGCATTGAGTCCGCCAGCAGGGTTCTTGCCTTCTTTACGAGTCCAGGCTGCAGTCATTGGTTAATTAGTTCCTGAACTATCATAAACAGGACCTCTAGTACGTTTTTTCTGTAAATCTGCTTGAGCCTTTGCAATCATTGCTTGCTTTGCTTTCTCACGTTGGTACTCACGGCTTTCAATACCCAACTCAGAAATGCGTACAGTCAATGGTTTAAGAGACTGAGCCAGAGAAGATGTCTTTACTTTTGGAATGTGCATTACTTCTTCTTGCCCATCTTCTTCATACCTTTTACAACCATTTTTTTACCAGTCTTCTTGGCTTCTTTCTTTGCCATTGCCATACCTTTTGGTCCGTATGCAAATTCTTTGCTTCCTACTTTTGGCATTATGCTCCTGCTTCCTTTAGTTGTCTGAATGTGTTTGCTGCTTTTTTATCTATCTTACTTGCCTTCATCATATCATTAGCATTGTACGCACTACCCATATTGTCAGAAGCAGTCTTTGCATCTTGTATATGTTTCATAGAAGTGCCACCAGGTTGGATACCTTCTTTTCTAGCATCACGGTATGCCTGAAGTTCATTGTTCCATTTCTTTTGAGTGGTGCCACTGGCAATTACATCGCCCCTAGCATCACCTGTTGATAGTTGCAGCATTGAAATCTTGCAACCAAAGCAACCCTCTACATACTCAGGATGTGTTCGTTCCCTATGTAGCGCCATTATTCCACCGTAAAATTCGTAGCATCTATACCTATACTGGCAGCAATCAATGCAGTTCTAATTGCCTCTGACACACCAGTATGTTCACCACCACCAATATAGTAAGCGGTATAGGTTGCTAAGTCTGAATCTAATGGATATTGAACCAACGAGTAAGTTCCACTTTCATTGATAACAGTGTAACTCTTGGTACGTTGTCTAAAGTGTGTGTGCAACCGATGACCACCAATACGACCTTGCTCTAAGGTTGGTGTTCTAAATAAATACGTTGCCATTGTTCTCCCTAATGAACTTACTGTAAGGCTAGGTTTCCCTAGCCCTACCGTCAATCAACTAAGCGACTGATGAACCGTTAAGAATACGATACAAGGCTGCTTCGCGATAGCGAGCAAATCCTAGTACGCCGTACCAACCCATAGGTCGGAAACGCATTAACTGGTCAATTACTGGACCGATAACAATATGTGGCTCTTCAGCAACTGCTTCCGCAAGTGCATCCTTACCGCAAAGAATTGTTCGGTATACCTTGGCACTTGAAGCACCGTCAGTATCATTGAACATACGAGCAGACTCTACGAAGTAGGCTCCTTCATATGCACCAATTTCTCCAGCCCAAATGTTTTCATTTGAGTTGTATTCGTGTGGCAAACGCCATCCACCAGCACCAGTCTCAGCACGTAAATCGTGTGAGATTTCTGGGTGAATACCGCACCAGTACATTGAACCTTTACGAGGTACTGACAGACCTGAACGCAACTTAGCAACAGCCTTACGGATGTTGGCAGAAGTGATTGTATCTGTAGCAGCAATTGTTACGGTGTTAGTACGAGTACCACCGTAGATGATGTTGGTACCAGCACGAAGTGTGGTTTGAGCAACAGTATCAATAGAACCTGCAAGGTTGAAAGCGATAATGTTAGCAATCGCTGGGTCTACATCAGCAAGGCTGAAGAGTTCCAAAGCGCGTGTAACAAGGACTGAGTTACCATACTCTGCAAGAGTAATAGTAACTGAAGTAGGAGCAGAGAGTGCTACAGAATCTTTTTCTGTAGATTCTGTCAGAGCGGTTGTTGACTCTGCTAGGTCTGCGTATAATTGTAGAACAACGGTTGAGCCAGGGTTTGCTAATTTAGCGGGCTTTTTATCAGCGACACTACGAATTAGGGGTTCTGAACGCAACGCGAATTCTAATAGACGGTCATACGCCTTTTGGACAAGACCAGCCGCACCAGCGGTACCAGCAAGGTTGCCAGTTGACGAGGTATATAGATTAGCCATTGTGTGTTCACCTCCAAGGTGAATAGGAAATTACTATGTATTTATTGCTGTGAGTAGATAAGTGCTGACAGTTCTTCTGCAGAGGCTGCATTATTAATTCTGTCTAACAAGTTTTCTGCTCGGTCAGGGGTCATACCAAGTTGAGTAACTACATCTTGCTGCCGTAAGGCTGCACGATTAAGTTCTTTTTCTTGTGTATCCTCTGGTTGTACTAATCCAAAGAGGTCGCCATTATCTTCAAGCCAGGTATTAACCGACTCTTCGTTAATGTCTTCTAAGTCTTTAAGGATTAAGCGTTGTGCCTTTGGATTGACACCCTTCTTGTCTAGAACGTCTTTGACTACACGCTCACGCTGCGCCTTGGAAAATCCCTCAAGTTGCTCAGTGAGTTCTTTGATACGCTTTTCGTCAGAACGTTTGGCTTTCCGTAACTTTTTAAGTAAGTCACTTCCATCCATCTGTACATCAGTGTCGGTATCTTGGTCGTCTTCGTCATCGTCCCAGTAGTTGTTGCTCATAGCAACCCACCCTTCTATTCGTTTGAATCGCAAACCACGTGGCTGTTCGGGGAAACAGTACGGCTTTTGCTACCAGTCTTATACGCTATGTGGGCTGGTAGGTCACATAGGATTCTATTTAAATCAGTCCTGCTGCTGAAGATTTCTTTAAATAACCAGTGCTGTATGCACCAGGTGCATTACCTGCACTAGCACTAAATGATGCACGTTCTTTAGATTGTAATAGTTTGCGTTGGTTTGCTGCTTCAGTGCCACCAACTAAATTAAACTCTTCTTGTTCTGCTGTCTTCTGGTCATAATTAATTTTTTCTTCTTTATAAACATCACTTAATTTTTTACTTGTA